GACTTCGTGAGTATAAGGTCTATCTGCCCAGCCCGGCAGTCATCCAGCATCCGCTGAAAGTTCGCGCGGTCATCTTTTGTGCCTGGCATCGCTTCATCCGCATATACGCGGCTGTAGAGCCAGTCACGCCGCTTTTGAATAAGGTCGCTGTAATAACTGACCTGTGCTGAAAGTGAATGCAGCATAGCGTCCTTGCCGGATGATACTCGGGCATATGCGGCGACGCGCTTCAACTTTGTTGGTGGGCGCTTGTAAAACCGCACCTGTTCAACAGATCTTTCCATATAATCACCTCTTTTTTGTAGGTGTTATATTACCTCTAAAGCGGCTGATTATCCAGTCATTCCGGCGATAAATACTGCGAGAAAAGAGCCCGTATTTCGCTAGAATCAAGGGTTCGATCCGCTGATAATCCTCATTCGTAATGATCCCTTCCAGAAGCAGATGATCGGCGGTCGTCATAGCCAGAAGATATGCGTTCACGCGCTTTAGATGATCGTCGCCCATTATCGCACCTCTCGTTTCCTGAACGCCGCATAACAAGCGCGAGAACAGAACTTACGGCTTGCGCCGCCATAGTATTCAAACGAGCGACCGCATGAAACGCACATCGCGGTATGATAGGATCCATGCTTAACCCGTTCGGGATGTGAGTTCCACCACACCATCCGGCAAGTGTCTGAGCAGAACAGCTTCCGCTTCCTGTGCGGCGTCTGTTCCACTGGTTTCCCGCATTGTCTGCATCGAGGTGTATCCTCAACTTCCGCGCAAACAATCGGATGTCTACGGCAATATGACTTGACCGTGTTTAGCGGCAGTTTGGTCATCTGTGCTATCAGCTTATATCCAAACCCTCGGCGCTGCAGACGGACGATCTCTTCGATTTCGCTCTGTACCATGCTGATACCTTTCTGAAAACGAATGTGTCGTTCTCAATATACAGCCACAGAAACGGCAGGATCGGGCGGTATAAACGAAAAAAATACCCGCGAGACGGTGCAAAACCGTTTCGCGGGTATAAAATGTCGTTTCTGTTCGTTTATCTCGGATTCAATCCGCCTTCATCTGACCAATCAAATGCTCCGCTGTACCCGTGATCAGCGCGGAGATATCGACTTGCGCGGCGGTCAACACATCCATCGCGGAAGCGGAGAGCTTCGCGGTCGTATTCTCATAGAGAAGCTGACCGAGTTGCACGATCTCTTCCTTGGTAAGTTTGCCGTCCTCGTGCGCAACCTTCATGCCGTCGACGACCGTCTGTTTCAGCTCACCTACCGTGATCTGCGCGAGCTTGATCAGTTCTTGCTGGGCGCGGTTTACGGTATCGAGTTGCGTCGCCTTGCCGAGTTTCGCGGTCAACCATGCGCCAAATACGCCGATTAGGGCAATAAAAAATGCCGCTGCAATGTTAACGGCATTTTCGATCAGGATATCGGCGACGGTGATGTCTACGCTCCCACCGGTGTCTGCCAACGCGACGGCAGGCAGTGCGAGCATGAGTAGAGCAATCAGTATAGTAGTAATCTTTTTCATTGTTTTCCCTCCGTTGTTTTTTTGTTGCAGTACATGTGTCCTGAAGCGTACTGCAAAAATAATCTCGTTGCCGGACGTGCCTTTCTTCAGATTGCGAGTGAATTCCATATTCTTTTTTCTCCTTATGACGTTCTCTTCCAGAAATAGCAGGTGATGTAGGGTTGCAGGTTGTTGTGAGCCGAACCACTGCCGTTATATCCGACAGAACCGGACACAGAGCCTGTATGATCGCGCGAACCCCCAGAACCAGTCGTTTGTCCGCTCGTACTCCCACCGTTGGTCATGTAGTAATAAGTAGATGCAGACCCGCTTCCGACCTTATAGGATCCCGCCGACGCTTGATGGGTATGCGCACCGTTGGCGTTGACCGTCACTGATCCGCTAAACGAGTGGTTGTGCGATGGCAATTCCGCTGTCGCAAGCGTGTGCGTGTTCGCGCCGCCTGTCTTCTCCACGGTGTTAAAGTTGGTGTCCGAGGTATTCACACCCACAGGCACGCGGCCCATTCCCCAGCGCACCCAGGTGCCTCCAAGGAATGCGCTTTCATCCGCGGCGGAAACCGTCATGCGAATGCTTCCTACCGGGAAGATCAGGTTCGTAAGCCACAAAACGCTTGAAAACGTTACTGCATCGTCAAACTGCACGTTTTCGCGAAACCGCACCGCCCAGCCAACATCGAAGCTGTCCTCTTCGGCGACCTTCCCAACCGCCAATCCCATGCCGGTGCTGCGCACGGATAGAATGACTTCCGCTGTGCTCAGGTCGGTGTATCCATACGTCTCTCCGAAATAGTCACCGAGCGTCACTCGGATATCATAGGTGTACTGGTTCGATAGGCTTCCGCCGATGCGATAATTGCCGTTGACAGCATACGTCGACAGCGTGAACGTCGTATCCGTGTAATACGTTTCGCTCTTGCGCTTATACCCGATCTTTAAAGTTCGGGTGTTTTTATTATTGACCGACGATATCGCACCGGACACGGCCACCATGGCATATGTTCCTGTATTGCTCGCATTACCCGCTGCATCACAGCGAAAGATAGCCACGGACTGAACGGAGGGCGAATCATACGCCACAACCTCGAACGTTCCTGTCAGAACCGTCGTTCGGCCTCTGCTGTCTGTAACCGTAGCGCGGATCGTATTCGATCCCGCAGTGGTCAGTTCGTTTGTCGTGAAGGAGTTGCCCGAGTAGGTCGCCCCGTTAACCGTGGTCGAGATCGATGAAATCGACGAACTGTAGACACCGGAAGCAGAAATACTGACGCTTAACTTGCTATTTCGTTGAACAAAACACGCGAATTGCGTCACCAACTCTTCCTCCGCCTCCGAGAACCAGATCGACCCAGTCGGTACAACGGAAACAGGAATCGCAGCGTTTATGCTTACCTGTGTCGTTCCAAGAAGAACGCCGTTTGAATAGGTTTCGCAATAGAGTGTTCCCGCAACGCTCGTCGCGTTCGGCGCGGCGTTGGCTTCATCGAGCGATGGAGTCCACGAAATGCTTGTCGCGGCGGTCTGCGTCGCAATCGTCGTCTCCGCGCGCGAGCCAAACTTCGCCCGCAGGGTATGCAGAAACGCGCTTGACGCCGGCGCGAGCGTGATCGCCGCTGCGCTACCGAGCGTCACGCTCGGAACGCTCGGCGTTGTCACGCGCGGAATAGCAGGCAGCGTAATGCTGAGTGATCCGCTGACGGAGCCAATTGAAGCTGAGTAGGTACAGTTTGCGGCCAACGATATCGTCGCCTGCTTTGTTCCGTCTGAATTATGTGTTACCGTGCATTCTCCGTATGCTTCGCTTTCCGTGCTCGCATTGTCGGTCAGGATCATGAGGTACTGATAGCCCATCGCCGTATCGTACGGTTCCTGATACTGCGTGATATACTCGTTGCGGTAAGGAATCCGCGAGATTGCGAAACCTCTTCCTGTGCGGTTATAGACAGTGCTTCCATCGACCGTCACACTCATCGCGCCGCGCGAATTCGAATCAATATTGCTGCAGGAAACGTCAAACTGCGATGTGTTCCCCGAGGTCGCCAGAAACACATAGAATCGAATGGTTGAAGTGTTGTTTGCGACAGATTGAGAAACGATCTTGTATTCCAGCCAGCAGGAAATCTTGCTTGCAGCGGTTCCTGTCAGGGACCCGTTGACGATCGTGTACCCGTCATGAATCGACTCATACGGCCAGTTTGCCATATCCTCACCCCGTTATCTTTTTGAAGTTCAAATTGCCGCTCTCGGGCACCCAGGCGTAACCGCCAATTCGAAGCGAAGATAGCACCTGCACATTGTTGACGTACAGCTTGCCTGACGAAAAGTATGCGATCGCGCTGTCGGTGGTTACGCTGTCCTCACTGCCCGAGAAGAAATACAGTACGTCATTCTCCAACTTAAGCTTAATCGCGGACGTGCTCTTTCCGATCACGATTCCGGACGAAATCAAGCGGATGAAGCTGCGCACCGACTCGAACTGCTGCGAGGTTTCACCGTTCAGCGTTGAGATACGGCTCGCTGTTTCTGTGAAATTCGCCTCGATCGTCCCCGCCATGATGGAGAACGAAGTCTGAATCGTATTCTGCAGCGCAATGAAATCCTGCGTTCGTACATAGTCCTCCAGCGCGGTCAGTATGATCTGCTGCGCGGATTGCAGAATTGACGTGTTCTGGGTGATTTTTTCCTGCACAATCTCTTTGATTTCGCCATGCGTGGTATAATCTGATTCGATTGTCTCAATGCGGTTCTTCACCGACATGTTCTGCCGTATCTCTTCACTGATTAAGGATGGACGTGAATCTCCGAGCACTATGTCTGTACTCGCCGGATTGTTCAGCGGAATCGTCAGCTCGGACAGCACATACGTTTCTTCCGGACACAGCGTGCCGCAGGAAACGACTACCTTATCCAGGAACCGGAATGACTCGACGTTCGCGTCCGCGTTGTGCAGATCGACCGCCGAGAGCTTAATTGTTTGTTTAAATCGCGCGCCGATTCCATTCAGCCAATCGCGCCCTCGGTTTATGAGAATCGTCGGATCGGCGATGTCATCCCATGTGGTCATGCTAGAAGGCGCGAAGATCACGCCATATTCTGCGGCGAGGGCCGCATCGATCAAGAATTCTTGCCCCTCGTTTACGTTTGCGATCGTGAGTCGCGCATCACTTTCCAATTCCGGGTCGATATCCCGCAGCGCAGCGCCGAGAGGAACACAAGCAGTGTAAGTTTCAGATGCACTCTTTGTCAGAGCGAGATCAATTAGGTTCTCGCCGAATTCGATCCGCTGTGTCGATGTATCCGGCACTTCGGCAAGATAGTCCAGAATCGGGTTTTCGTTCTCGTCATATCGAACAATCAGGTAGCCGCCAAGCACATCCAGAAGACAGGTTTTCAACGCTTGCCACGCAGACAGATACTCCTTCGTCACAACGCTGAATGAACCGGTAAGGTCGCATGTTCCAATACCTATCCGCTGATTCTCATTCACTTGAGTGTTGTGCTGGGTCAGAATGTATTGCCAAATACCCGTCGCAGTGCCATCCATGGTAAACTGTCGAAGGATGCTGTCCAGCAAAAACGCCTGCGCTCCTTCCGCCATAACCCATCTGTTCTCATATATATCGCGTTCGTCCTCAATCACGCGCCCCAGCCAGATCAGGGTATCATCCAAATAGACCCTGATGCGGTTTTTGAGCTTCTCTAACGCCCCATAATGAGTGTGCTCTTTGGATATCTTGAACGTCAGCAGGCCTGGCTCGTTCTTCTTCTGAGTCAGTTCTGGCTCGAACACGAAGAAATCCGGCAAGCGCGGATCGTTGAGCACGTAGGAATCACAAAGTACTCGGTACACTAGAGCGCTCCTTTCCGATAAGCGAACGTGATTCGCCCCGTCCCTGTTATCGCAATCTCCATGCCACCCGCGATGAGCACAAGCGATGGAATGATGTGCGTTCCCGTGGCAAGGTTGACCGTGTAATCCTTCCCCGAAAGCGTGAATGCCAGCGTCATCTCGGCAGAAACGGTGATCGTCGGCACGACAGGCATGCGCGTGTTCGTCAGGGTTACTGAAGCGGTGCCTGTAGGAAGAACTGTAATCGTCGTTTCAAAATGCTCCAGCTTATAAGGCTTCGCGCGGCATTCCAGCGATAGTTCGCAATATCCCACATTACGCTCCACATCCTCGAGCGTAATGCGCGCATCATAGTAATAGGTCGGGTCACGATCGAAGATCACGTTCATACGCTGTCCATGCACATCCGCCGCGAACGCAGAAATCAGTGCGTCGAAAGGCGCACGTACGTACAGCGTCAGAGGGATAATTCGGTCGGCATACCGCACCGTGCCGAACGCTTCCGACAGATCAAGCGCACCATCGCGCCCTGGGATCTCAACAAAGTTCGTCTGCGGTTCCGGCATTGGGATGGCGTAGGGCGCAACGATCAGACCGTAGTCCGCATGCGCCCATTTGGTTCCGAATCGGATATCGCTCACGTCAGCCGCTCCTTTCGTCTGCGAATCGCGCCAAGCGCGTCATCCATTGCCGGCGCGAGCCAGCCGATTGTCGCGCCGGTATCCGCGACCAGCTGCATCCCGGCGAGCTGCGGCAGATACCGCCGCACTTCGCCGATCAGGACGTCCAATTTCTGCGACAGCAGGTCGCTTGTGCTGCCGATCCCGACGCTATTCGGTAGGTTCGTCAGAACATCGATCGCGCCAACATCCACGCTGGTCGGAATTGCGCTCTGAATCTGCTTGTTCACGTCTTCCATGGCGTCGGTAAAACCAACGCCGACGCCTTCACCCATGTTCTCACCGATTCCGGCGAAAACCTTGGACGGCGACGCGATACCAAGCGCTTTCTTCGCGCTTTTCACAATGTTGGAGAAGAAGTCCCGCACCTTCGAAGCCAGCCACGAAGCCATGCTCTTGATGCCTTCCCACAATCCGCTGACGATGTTCTTGCCGATTTCGACTACGGAAGAAACCGACTGTCGAAAACCGTTCAGGATCGCGGAGACGATCTGCGGCAGCGCGGCGATCAGCTGCGGGAGCGCCTTGATCAGACCAGCCGCAAGCTGAACTGTCAGCTCGATGCCCATGATGACAAGCATGGGCAGATTCTGCATGAAGAAGTTGATGATCCCCGTGATGAGTTTCGGCAGCGCTTCGATCAACTTCGGCAGGGCTCGTATAATGCCCTCCGCTAAGCCCTTCACAATCGAGAACGCCGCGGCCATGAGCTTATCCATGTTGTCGAGCAGGGTTTCGCAGATCAGCAGAACGGCTTCAATAATCGCCGGAATCAACGTTGGGAGTGCATCGCCTATCCCTTGCACAATCGAAGCGATCATCTCAATTGCCGCTTCGACCAGTGCGGGAAGATTATCGACAATTCCTTCCGCAAGCGTCGTGATCAGCTGCACCGCGCCATCTGTGAACTGCGGCAATGCGGTAATCACGCCCTGCAACAGCGTCATGACGATGCCGGACGCGGCGGAGACCAGCGTCGGCAGATTCGCCGCCAATGCGCCGCCGATCGCGCTCACGATGCTCATGCCAACCTGCACAAACTGGGGTAAACTGCCGAGTATCATGTTTGCGATCCCACCACCCGTTTCGCCGAGCACGACGGTGATCTTGTAGAAATCGCCGCCTGCTTCCGCAAGCCCGGATGTGAAGTCGCCGAGTAGGGATACACCATCGTCCGCGAGCGTCTGCAACTGCGGAAGCAGAACCGTTCCCATGACCCTCTGCGCCGCTTCCGACCCTTGTTTGAGACGCTGTACCGAATCGTCGAACGCGCCGAACTTCGCAATCGTATCCTCGCTTAACACCGCGCCCATGCGTTTCGCTTCATCAGTCAGCGCGGCGATGCCTTCGCTGCCCTGCGCAATCAGCGGGTTCAGGTCCTGCGCGCTCTTACCGAAGAGCTGCATAGCCAGCGCGTCGCGTTCCGTTTCGTTTGATACCTTTCCGAGCGCATCAATGGCGTCCCAGTAGACATCTTCACTGTCGCGAAGAGACCCGTCCGCATTGGTCACCGAAACACCGAGGCGGTCATATGCTTTAGCGAACTGTTCGCTACCTCCAGCGGCGTTGGACATGGACTTGACGTTCTTCGCCATGGAACCTGTCATGGTTTCCAGCGACACATCCACGAGGTCTGCTGCATACGAGTAAGCCTGTAATCGCTCGACACTCATGCCAGTGATGGAACTCTGCGTCAGCATTTCATCCGCATATGCCGCGGTATTGACCGTCATATCGACAAGCGCTTTGCCAGCCGCAACCGCCGCCGTACCGATCGCCGCCATAGCCGCGCCGAGCGCGACACCGATGCCCTTGACGACCGAACCCAGCTTGTCAAAGCGCCCGCCCGCATCGTCCGCCTGATCGGCGGACTGTTTGATCTCGTCGCCGAACTCATCCGCCTGCTTGCCAGCAGATTCCAGATCACTCGCCGTGCTTTCAAGCGCGGTTTCGTTCGCGCCAAGCTCGCGTTCCATCCCGTTGAGAGCTGCTTTAGCGTTGTTGAGCTGAACCTGCCACGCTTGGGTACGCTTATCGTTTTCCCCAAAAGAAGAAGCCGCGTTCTGCAACGCGGCTTCAAGGGTTTCGACCTTATCTTTTTGAGCATCGATCTCTTTTCGCAGAACTTGGTTCCGGGCGGTCAGAGCGCCCACCGATTTGTCCTGCTTGTCGAACTGGGACGTGACGAGGTTCATCTCGCTCCCGAGCACCTTAAACGACTGGTTGATCTCGGAGAGCGATTTTCGGAAGGCTTGTTCGCCCTCAATCCCGATTTTTAGGCCAAAGTCGGATGCCAAGGAACCACCTCCCAACAAATAAACGAAATAAGACCGACCCGCAGGCCGGTCAATATGGAACGCTTGTTTTATGTGCCAGCAGGAATCACGCTGTCGATATAACACTCCTCAGTGGGTTTCGTGATCCCGTTGAATTGTTTGAATATTTCCCACTGGTCGAGCAGAGCGCCAAGCGGCATGAGCCAAACCTCGCGCTCTGATCGCCCCAACAGAGTCACCCCATAGAAGATCAGTCGGGCAAACAGCTCTTCGTCGCTTGCCCGACCAGTGCGTTTTTTGGGGTTTCTTCCTCGCTTTCGACATAGCGCTTCGTCCCCTTGACCATTGCTTCCAGGATCGCGGTCTTGTAGCCTGATAGATCAAGCGGCGTGGTGAGAAGCTCGACCGCTTCCTCGGTCAGAAGCTCGCGCTTATCGTCAGGCTCAAAAAGGTTGTGCACCAGCGTGCTCTGATTCGCCAGTAGAGTGATCAGCCACACCACCTCATCCAGCGCGAGCTCGAAGTTCTCCGCTTTCATGAGTTTGTCGCCGAGATGCTCCAACCCGCCATAACGCTTCGCGATCTCCTTGGTAGCACGCGTGGTTAGGAGCATTTCATACTCCCGATTGCCTATTCGGATCATCGCGCCTCTGTCGTTTTCCATTTATTTAACCCTCCGCTGCAAATGTCGGCTCGTAGACCTGCGTGTACCAACCCGAGATCGTCGCCGCCGGCACGCTCGTATCGTCCTCATTGACCTCCGCTTTCCACGGATGCTTACCTTGACCGTCCAGCTTGTTGCGCCGGATGATCGTTCCTTCGATCGACGGGGTCGAGAATGTAATGTTGTCGCCTTTCGTCTGCAGGTTCGTCGCAGGGATGCCGAATACGACCCGATAGAGCCAGAAATACCGGTACTTGCCGTTGCTCTTCTTCGCGCGGAAGCCGATCGCGACCGGTTGGCCACCGCTCTCGCTCTGGGAAACCAGCACCTTGTTATCGTCAATCTGCGAGCCGGTAAGATCGCTTGCCACCGCCGCGCCAATATTGTCGATTCCCAGCGTCAGCGTGCCGCTCTTGAATTCCTTGACCACCTCAGCCGCGCCATCGTCGGCGTAGAGCGTCGCTTCGTTGATGTCGATCTTCAGTTCCGCCGACATCGCCTTGGCGAGCAAAACAGGGGCGGCATACGTCTCGTCGCCGTTCGTGCCCTCGGTGATCTTCGCGTAATACAATTTATCCAGTCCTATGGTTGCCATCTATTCTTCCTCCATGTACTCCTTCGCCACATCGATGGCAAAGTGGTGATAGCCCGTGTCCTCTTCCAACCCGATATATCGCCGTTCCGATACTAGAAATCCCGCCGAAAGCAGCAGTCGAACAAGCTGTCGTTTCTTAGCGTTGTAGTTTCCCTTTGAAAAG